AATTCCTTAAAACGATTTTTAGAATAAAAAAGGCATTCGAATTCAATTCGAATGCCTTTTACAATATTAGGTAAAATACTTTATTCCAAATAATCGGAAAGTGCTTTAACAAACTCTTTACCGATTTGAGTTATCGGTTCATTATAAAACATTTTACGATCGGCCCTAACAATAATTTGCTTCTTTTTGGGCAAAATAGCTCCAGGCTCTTCTTGCCCGGCATAATCTTCAAGATATTGTCCGATACTCAAATTAGCAAGAAGAATATCATCGATAAGTTCAAAAACATATTGAAAATCATCTTTACCAATTACATCACTAACTTCCCAATCTTCATCGTCATTGTATAAAAGAATAAAGAGTTTATCACGATGTTCAGGACTTTCGTAAACAGCCATATAAACCGGCATATCCTCATCAAGCGGTGCATCTACCCAGTTTTCAGGATTACGAGGGTCGGAAGCATCCGATTGTTCTCGCACCCTATCAATACTCCAATTTTCCATAATATTATTTTATAATAAAACTTAATTTATATCGGTGCTTAAACCCAGTTTCTTCGAACTATTTCACGAATTTCAGAAAAAGTTTGTTCTCGAATCAGTTTGCCATTCTCAAAAACTAGATCTAAAATATCTCTTTCAGAAGTTTCTTGAATAGTTTGATATTTATTTATTTCGTTAAGAATCAAAGACAAACGCCCCTTCTTAGAAGCTTTTGACATATCCAATGGACGTTTTTGAACATCATGCCATTTATCGTCATACTTCTGAGCGGAACATTTAAAAGCAAACCGGCAAGTATCTCGGTTAATTTTTTGAAGAAGTCCTCCACCCATGCCAAAAGCCCAGTTTTCCGATGACCAGCCGTTTTTTGCAGATTCTTCAAGAATACGATCCATATCGCTAATATTGATACCATCACCCCAAAGAGCCCGAACTTGATCCGGAAGAACTTTGAATCCTTTATTGTTTACAGTATATCCGAAATATTGGCCGAGAAGTTCCAGTACCTGTTGAGATACTTTAATAATATCACCAGAATCAGGTCTGAATACAATTCGTCCATTTCGATTGAGAATCAAATCCTTAAATTTTGTTCCGCAAACTTCAATGAATCGTTCATAATTGTATGAATCGATTACCATTGCCATAATTCCGTCAGGATTCTTATTCAGCAGTTCTTCAACTACGCCAAACTCTCCTTCTTCTCCTCGAGAAGTCATGATGGAATGTTCAGTAGCCCTGATGCTATATCCGAACATTTTATCAATATTCTCATTATAGTATCGGGAAGGAACAAGCAAAGCTGGAACGGTATCAGTCCCATTAAAATTCAGCAAATGGGCAGAGCCGCCCAGCATAGAAGCTTCAAAATTTTCAGTTCCCCGGCATCCAAAATCGTGAAGTTGAAAATTGAGAATATTATTAAAATCTTCTCCTTCTTTATCTGAGGTAGTTGTCAGCCAATTAGTTAACATTAACTTCCCATAATAAGAAGTTGTGGCGACTGTAATCGGGTACCATATATGAGTAAGAATAGTTTCGGCAAAATTAGTTAAGAAAGGAACTTTATCGTCAGTATTTTCAATAGTCATTAGAACATTGGAAATATCAATTAGGGAACCTTCTTTAACGGCCTTAATCCTAAGAGGAAGATGACCATTATATTTTTTAAGAATATATTCCCAACCTTCTTTATTAAAGATGCCAGGACCAATATGCCGAGTAATAAGATAATCAGCTTCATTAATCAGTTCCTGAGTAATAACAGGTCCTACAAAATATTTCTTAAGGATTGCCTGAAGGCCATAAAAAACAGTCTTAGGAAACTTAGAACCTTTACGGGCTTCGAAATAAGAATATACTCCTTGAGTATTGTTAGGTAACATCTTGTCATGAGTATATTTGTAAGAATCAGCAGAAAATAAAATATTATCGGTCATCGAATTAAAGAGAAGAAATTAAAGTTTTGAATAATTGGCGATGAGCAGGATTAATGTCATCGATAGAAAGATCTTTGATATTGCAAAGATGCAACTCAGCAATATCATCATGAGGAGCAGGATTACCCGAAACCCGGGTCATCAAAAACAAAGTAGTCATTACTTGTTCTACCTCTCCAAAATATCGCCAATCCTTAACTTTAAAAGATCCGATATATTTTTCAATCTTGCATTTCAGACCAGTTTCCTCTTGTGCTTCCCGAATTGCGGCTTCTTCATAAGAATTATCTTTAGGATCAATAAATCCGCCCGGAAACCTCAATGTTTTTTCACCGGGTTTTTTGGCAAGATAAATCTTTGAATAAGAATCATCTGTAAAGATTGCACAATCTACCGTGGGATAATAATAAGTCCAATTATTCTGAGTTGCATAGATACATCCTCGACGGAAATCTTCAGAAGTACCAATATTCTTTTTCAGTTCTTCTCGCAACTTTGTTCCAGATAATGTCAATTTTTGCTGGTATTCATAAGTCTCAAATTGACCGGTATAATGTTCAATAAAACTGTCTCTGGACCCATAAAGAATAACATCTGAATTACCATTAGTAATCGCCAAGATTTGTTTATCAAGGTCAGAAGACCATTCTTCATCGGACATTACATCTGTTTTATAACAGATTTCAAACTTACCCGGATATTCTTCTTCAATCATCCTTTTCCTGGAAACATAAGGAAGAGGATTATTCTTTGTACACCGAACATCTCTCGGAGGATTACCGAGAACAAGAATGTTCATGTAATGATTCTGACTAAGGACAAAATCTAAAATTTCTTTATGTCCTTCCGTTAATTTATGTACTTGAAACCGGCCAACTATTACGCCGATTGCGTTTTGTTTATTTGTCATGTTTTTTGTTTGGTTAATTAAGGTTCAACTATTACAACCTTAAGTTAGTATTATTTATCGTTCAACACGAACTTTAGCTTCTTTACCTAGATAAGTTGAAGTAATAATCTTACCAAGACCTTCAACTTTAATATTTGGCAAAGGAGGATTTTCTTTATTAAGATATTTGCAAGGAATCATCAAACCAAAACGATTATCGGTAAACTTAACTAAATGAGACTTCTTAAAACGAAGAGCATCAATTAGTTGGATAGCATATCCTTCAGCAATAATATCATTGGTTTCCTGATGAATAACCTGAATAACAGTATCATTATAAAGATTTTCTTCAAGATAAAGCTTGTTAAAAGCCCGAGCTCCAAAGTTCAACTGATTAGGATAAAACTCGTCAAATTCCTTATCATAAGAACATGTTACAAATATAAATTGATTTGTATTGTTCTTCGTTACAAAAAATTTAATCATTATATTTTAATTTTAAGGATTAACTTAAATTCTAAAGGTATCAAATATTGGAATAATAATCCATTGACTTTGCCTTATAATGAGTACCGTCTTCAAACTCAATAACAACACCTTCTCCATCTTCTTTTGGAGCTTGTTGGAATTGAAGCAGGAGATCTTTAGTTATAGTCATTTCTCCCAGAATAGGAACAGTTTCCAATTCTAAACCTAAAACTTCAGTGCACCACAAGAAATGGCCCTGAGTTCCATATAACCCCCATTTCCAAATTGTATTATCTTTTGAGGGATGTATTGTTTTGAAAAGATTAAACTTTAAAGGACCTTTAGAATCTTTGTTAACTTTATTTCCATTAACTCCATGCCCGGTAATTTCTCCTCGAACAATGATCGTTTCATTATATTTCTTTACCCACTTTTCCAAAGCAGGTCTTACAATTTCATGTCCGACTTTTGTATATCGATTAAAACAATCATTTTTATAAGTGAAACGTCTTCCGCAACAATAAAATTCTCCGCCGGCAGTTAAAATATAAGTTGCGGAACAACCATCCATCTTTCGGGTCACAAGAGCTTTTTGTCCTAAAAGAAGCTGATGTTCAGGAATATTTTCCCAATTCTCTTCATCAGTCTTTGTAAGATTAAGGGGAAGATTAGGAAAAGCAACCGCAAGATCATTAGGAAGAGGAGGGCTATAATGGCCGATACCTAAGTCAATTGCTACTTGCTCAGGCTTTATATCAAGCATTAGATCCTCATCATGAATACTATATTCAGATGCCAAATCTTTAAGCTTTACAAAAATACCATTGGAATATTCTCCTCTAAGCTTAACTGTTCGAACTCGATTTTCTTTTCCGGTATAATTTAAAAAAGGTTCAGCCCAAACTTTATTATTGGGAAGTTTTGCATCCGGACAAATAAACAATCCAATTTCATTTTCAATAAAACTGCCCTTTGGTACAACAACGGGCCAATTGTTTACTAGCCCTAAATCAAGCTTATCCGCATTAGGGTGAGGATGAATATTTGTAATTCTAGAAAAAAGACAATCCATGATATTAATTTTTGACCGGAATAATTTCCGCAGAACCTTTAAGAATATAAGTTTCTTTTGAATTTAAAGGAGTTACTTCAATATAATTGCCGTTTACTTTATAATTTTTGGTGATTAAGGTATTGACAATCTGACCTTGTTCATTAAACTCGGTAATAATAACTACCGGAGCATTTTTCTTTTGGTGGCGGTCATACAAAATCATTCCGCTAATTCCAGTCATTACAACTGTTGTAATTAAAGTAATCCAACCTGCAAAACTCATAATTCTTTGTCTGTGTATTCTCTATAAGCTTCGCGGAGAGTTTCCAGCCTTCCTTGTTTAGGAAGTTTAGAAGCCTCGGCAATAATAGCCTTGGCTTCTTCTTTTGGAAGTTCATAATAAAGCTTATTTTCTGCTCTTTTGATTTCTTCTTCTAAAGTCATATTAAATGGTGATTACTTTATAACGTTCAGAATTAATAACAGACTCCATAAATTGTTCAGGATTTTTGCCCTGAAGAATCAGTTCAAACATTCCGGGCTTGCAGCCGTTAATAATAATTGCTCCTTCATCATTCTTAGTGACAGGCTGGTTGGCCTTGTAATCGGCAGCAACATTCCAGTAAACAAGCTTAGGACATTCATATTCTGAATTCCTAAACATTTTCTTGATGGAATTCATTACATGCTCCGGCCATCTTTGCTGGTCGAACTGCATGTCAGAAATAACAACAATTACCTCGGGCATTTCTTCCTTAGGAATATGATACTTGATTGCAGTATTAAGAACCAGTTCAAATACGGCATAAAGGTTAGTGCTTAGACCTTGACGAGGATTATCCTCAATATTACTAACCTTTTGCTTAATATTATATTCTGGATTCAAATCAACCAGATAAGGTTCAGAAGAAAAGGTAATGAACTTGTTCTGAAATACTCCCATATTGCGTTCGGCAATATAAAGGCCGAGAGAAATAGAACAGTTCATTGGAAGCTCTTCATAGCAAGTCATAGATCCGGAAACATCGACAACTGCAAGCCAGTTTGCATGATCATCCTTTCCAAAATAATTTGGAAGGGCTTTCCACATTTGATCCATCAATGCCAATTCCTGGTCATCATAAGTACCACGAACCTTTCGTACAATCTCATAAGGATAAAGAGTCTTGGAATTTACTTTGGCTTTACCCTTTGCAAGTGAATTAAGATATTCAGTATACCTGTCATTATCATTCCGGGCAAATGCTTTTCGATACTTCAAAGCAGCTTGTCCCGGAACCTGGGAATAATCAAATTCATACTTTTTCTTAGAAAGATGAGATTCAATAATATTGATAGCCTTGCGAAGGCGAGAAAGCATTTTTCGATAAGATTTTTCATCTATTCCAAATACTTCTCGACGAATCTTATTTGCAATTGCCCTAGTATGTTTAGAAGACGTATTGCAAGAAGGAAGCCATTTCGCACAAAGAGAAATATCAGGCTTGTCTTTATCAAGCTTTTGAATATCTTCATTAATTTGGAATTTGATAATTTCAGCAATATGATTGCTAATGCTTCTTTCGATTCCATAAAGAGCAATCAAATCATCCCAACGTCCATAAAAAGGAATAAAACGAAGAACCTTACAGATAGTTTTAGGATCAATATCAATAAGTTCCTTCATTCCTTCTCGAAAAACATTCCTTTCGCCTTGACCACCATTGCCTCGAATATCCCGAAAATAAAAAAGAATACGAATACAAAAAAGCTTATCTTCGGAATATGCCTTTCGAACAAGAGATTTCAAACGCTTAGAATCTGAGCGGCAAGATGCACCAGAAGCAAACAAATTAAGAAGACTGTCAAGAGTAGACTTATATGCTGGACAACCGTTTTCAGTTTCCGTATTATTATTTTCTACTGCCATTGCTTTAAAAAGTTCACTCATATTAATATTATTTGTTATTTCTTAATATTAAAAGGTGCTTTGTACTAGAAATAAAAAAGCTCAACAATACTTGCAGTGAAGTATTGTTGAGCTTTAACAGGAGAGACGAATCACTCTTTTTATTATGAAAAAATTAGAGGCGGTTGATAAGACCTTTAACATAATGTTGGGCGTCCTCAAAACCCTTTGATAATTTTTATAATAATTATCTTCCGATATTAGTAACCCTCGGGATCGGTAATCATCAATGCAGCTTTCACCTAAGGTCGGCGATGATGACCTCCTTAGTCAAGGAACCGTTATCAAGTGATTCCGACCTGCTTTATATAACATCTGGTTATACGCATCATTTACCAGACTCTAGTAAAGAGAGGCGCCAGATTTTGATTTTAACCTTGATAATATTTTTGCCAAAGATAAATCTTTGTTACTGGAAACAACCACGTAGAGGTATATTACCGTATGTTTCCTATTGCCATCGAGATTCGAACTCGAGATAGCCGGTAGAAAGCCGGCTGTGATAAACCACTTCACTATGGCAACATATCAAGACTCAGCGGATTTGTTTTAAAAGAACAATGCTTAATGATTGCTGTTTGAGTCTTTCAAAGAATTTAAATCTTCTTATTAGAGAATTGTTGGAGTATTGGGCATTTACAATCCAATTTTTATAGCAACTGGCCTACCAGTCTCAGGATTTCTTACGAACAAGAAACTTACGCGATTCTCGGAGAGTTTTAAACTCATTCATCCTTTGCCGATTAAAATTGAGACGACGAAGACCCTCATCATACTGCTCCTCAAACGATTTTTCACTCTTAATTTCTTCCAGATTCTTAATCGTTTTTACGTCAAGCATCGTTCCAATTCGCATAATATTTCCTTTCGTATTTTCGTTATTACTTAACAACTTGTTACATTTTTATTATATTTTTTACCTTTATTTTTAAAGGTGATTTGAAATATTGGAGCTGACAAGTAAGATTTGCACTTACAACTTCCTACTGGAATGCAGGACGACTTACTGCTTAAATCGATTGTCGCTTTAAAAAAACTTGGTACTACCGGCGGGACTTGCACCCGCACGCTCTTACAAGCAACAAATTTTAAGTTTGCAATGTCTTCTAGTTCCATCACGGTAGCTTATGCGCTAGACACATTAATTATTAAGAATTACTCTTAATACCTGGAATCGAACCAAGAATATCCATTGTATAGGTTATTGCTGTATGTGTCTTACAATGACTAGACTCATTTTTTATTATATACACCAATAATATTTTAATTTGCTGTACGAGTCTATAAAATCTTTATAACTAACTAAGCACCAAAGGTTTGACTCGAACAAGCAACTAACAACTAACAACTAACGAGTAACGAGTTAACAGCTTGCCCCTCTACTATTGAGGTACTTTGGTATTCAATTAATTATCTGATTTGAGGAAATCTTTATCTTTATTAATTTCCTCAAATCAGATAACTAATCAAAACTAGTTATTTGATTTATTACTTTGCATCAAAACAATTTTAATTCAATTATCCGTCCTTCACAGGATTGATTTTTTTTTTTTGAATATTTCATTCGAAAAATTAGTTTCGCTCTTGGCTACTTATGCTCATCGCCGCGTAAAGGCTTTTTCGATGATGAACTGGTTGCAGCGGGCGGACATGCTCCGCTTAAGAGATGCTTATGAGACATCTGAGGCTACTAATACCTCTTTACTTTCCTGCTGCGATTTTCTGAGCAGTTTAAAATCTTGCTCAGGATTCTGAATTATTTACTTACCTTTCTGAACCTTAATTACAGGAGGCTGATTAACAGTTTGTTGCTGTTGCTGAGAGCAAGAAGCTGTCAAACAAATTACAGAAGCGGTAAGAAGAATTGCAATGTTTTTCATGATTTTATAATATTTTTTATCTTATTTTTTGTAGGTGCTCAAATCAAATATATGAGTTTTGATATTTAATTGAATTGCGGAATTTTTTATCAGGATATTCTTTAATAAATCCTTCAGCAATTTTATCATCCCATATAGGTCTTTGACTAAATTTAGCACGAATATTGGGTTGATCCTTGGCCTTATATTCCCGATACCATTTTATATTGTTTCGAGTTTTATAAATCCAAAATGCTTTTCTGCTGTCAAGTTTATAACAAAACTTGTCCGGTATATTTTTTCTATATGATCTGCTCATAACTTTCTAGGTACAAACCTAGAAAGCATTACGATAATTATTGTTCATATTAAAGATGTCTGCAATATTATGCTCAATATCAGTTGCTTGAACGCACTCAAGCAAAATATTTTCGTCCTTTATTTTATATACTAAACGATCAATTCCATTTTCAATGAGATCATTCGGACCAAATACGATATGTTTCCATTCATAGTCATCATTAGAACCTTTTAACCGTTTAGCAATTCGAAGCGGATTAGTAGTAAACAAATTAATCGGTTCAGGACTAATATCGGTTTTAGTTATATATTCAAACTTATTGCCTGCCTGGGGAATAACTTTAATTCTATAATTGCAAGGTCTAAATTCAATGTTAATATCATTGATTATCTTATCTAGAGTTGTTTCGTAAAGATTACATTCTTCAGTAAGAGCCTGGAGAACATCAAAACTAAAGTTAAGAATAGATTTTGAAGTTTTTATAAATTGAGAAATATTAGTATCAATTTGTACTTTCAAATTATCTTTAAGATATTCTTGAATTACTTCGGAAGAAAGTGAATCAAATTTAAAATGATAAAAGATTCTGCCAGGTCGGGAAAGGAAAAATTGATTAATCTTATAAAGATTATTACAAGAAAAAAGATAAAGATTCTTATTTTCATTTATCCCGTCCAAAAGACCGAGCAATCCAAATTGGTTTTCTTTTCCTGAATCCATTTCGCAATCATCTGTATTTTCATAGCTGAATTTATCAAATTCATCAAAAATACAAACAACTTTTTCGTCAATCTTTTTAATAAAATCAGAAAACTTATTCAGGTTAATTTTCTGATTAACAAGGATAACAGGAATATTATCCTCAATAGCTCTTTCAATACAAAGCTTAATCAAAAGGCTTTTTCCAGTTCCTTTCAGTCCGGACAATAGCACGCCGAGATTTTTATCCCTAGATTCATAAGTCTTAAAAATCCTTTGAACCTTATTATTCAAATCTCCATAAATCTTCCTATTGTTGAAAATAAAATTATGTTCTTTTAAGAACATTTGTCCCTGAGGACCTGCATTTATTGTATAAATTTTAGCCGGGAGATTCTTTAAAATAGTAATACAGTTTTCAGAAAGAACATCAACTGTATCATTGTTAATGATATAATTAGACATTATATTTTAGATAATAAGAATAATAAAAAGATTTTTGGAATAAACAACCGCCTATTGCAGTTGAATGAGATACAAGCTCATAACCTTTTTTAATTAGAAAAGAAATAACTTCATTTAATATTTCCTCAAATATTTCTTTATCATGCTCTCTTTCATTTCGAAGAGTAAAGAATAAAAATTTAGGCCGTATAACATATTCCGGTAAAGAATAATCCTCAATAATAAAATAACCGGTTTTAGGCAATTCTTTAGTATAGCGATCTATTTTTAGATCAATTTGATCAAGAATATATTTGAGACAATTAGACTTTTTAATTCTATATTTCTCAATATCAAGAGCTACTTTAAATCGTTTCTTTTCTTCTTTAAGCCTTTGTTTGAGAAAAGTTTTATATTCATTTTTGTTAAACCAGCTCATTGATTGAAGCTTCTTTATAAAAGTTAGAAAGGATAAGAGTTATAATGAAAGGTTCTCCTTTGCTCAATTCAATGTCATATTCAATGCCATTATTATCTTCTTCCCAAATAATATGAAGCTCATCGTTAAACACAACTGTTTCAATATTTTTAATGAGCAGCATATTTTTTACCTTTTGAGTAAGGTCAAACATTGATCCGTCAAATTCAATGATTTTTCCTCCCATAAAGGAATCTTTAATAATATCTTCATCCCCGTGAGATACATGAAGATAAGATGGAATTGAAACTGCAAAATTACTCATAAAAATATTATGAGATAAATCTTATAACTTAAAGGTGTTTAAGAAATAAATGGAAGAGTTGCTGGGGTACGATCCCAGAATAGGAGAGTCAAAGTCTCCTGTGTTGCCAATTACACTACAACTCTATTTGTTGGAGGCTTCAATCGGTTATGCTCCGATGTTACCGGGTTACAAATCCGGGGTTTTACTGATTAAACTATAAAGCCGTTGGTACCTTGTATCGAAATCGAATCGATGACTTTTGAGTGGAAATCAAATGTTTTACCACTAAACTAACAAGGCATTGGCAAGACACATTCTTTATCTCTACCAATTGAGCTAGCATTCTCTTCTCAAGAATACCCGGGATTCGAACCCAGAACCGTTCATTTTTTAGATGACTAAGAATAATTGCTGTTTGTGTCTTTTTTATGAGAAGACTTAGAGATATTAGTTTCATCCTTCCGGATTACTTGTGTTCATTACCACGTAAAGGTTTCTCTATCAATGAACTCGGGTGCCAGAGGGTCGAACTCTGTTAATCATGCTCCCAAAGCATGCCCATAACCGTCCTGGCCACACCCGTTATACCGGTATTGTATGTCAGCTTCCTCAGAAGTACCGGGCTCCTATAGCTTCGTTAATCAGCTAAACGATTATTTCTTAACCCATCGTTCTAATGGTAATCAGTTCCAGCTCATTCTCTAACCACTAAACTGATAAGTCGTTGGTTAGGTAATTCTTTGTGACTAGCAAAGAAACACTATGTTCGATCTACAATTTTACTCATCACTATCGAGTCAACGGACTAATAGGCTAAGAGTGGGATCTTCGTATTTTTAATATGTCTATTTATGCGATTTTCGGAAAACCGTCCTATTTCCAAGGATAGACTTTAATTCAACAGGCAATCATGTTTCCATGGGAAATTCAACCATTGAATCTTATAAGATTTTATCTTTAAAGATGTAAGACTTAGCCAAAGTATTATCTTTGTTGCCCGGAATAAACCACGTGGAGGTGTCTTACTTTATTCCTAGTCGTACTGGGAATCGAACCCAGAACCTCTCGCTTATAAGGCAAGTGCTCTCACCAATGTGAGCTATACGACAATTTTGGTTCATTGGGAGGGATTCGAACCCTCGAAATCTAAAGATGCCAAATTAAAAGTCTGGTGGTTTTAACCTCTTACCTACCAATGAATTAAAATTTATTAACTAGACACAATTACATAATTCAGTTATGGAATGAATATTTCTATTGCTGTGAGTGTCTAAAAAGTTTTTATAACTAATTTAATTATTATTTTATTCTTATTTTCAGATGGTGCCTGCAAAAAGCCTTCTTCGAATTGACATTAAATCTTTTCCAAGATTATTTTCTCCAATCCCATTACAAACTCCAAAATAAGTATCTCCCCAGGTATTTTCTTCAATAAGAATTGATTCTCCTGTTCTCATTAATAGAGTTTTAAATGGTTCTTGCTTGAATTTTTCTTCACAAACTGCATACATAACCATATTTTTAATTCTATCCCAATCTTTTCGAAGGGGAACAGTTTGACCTAATTTCCTAGCTTCTTTCGGAGACAATCCAATAAATTGGGCACGAATACCAAGATCTTCAGTCTTAAGAGCTTGATAAGCAGCTTCAGTAGAATTAAAAACCATTCCTTCCGCTATTATTTTAACTTCGGCAAAATTAGAAAGAAATTTAAAAATGCCTCTAAAATCAGCAATTATACGAGGATAAGAAAAGAAATATCCATTTGTTCCTTTAAAATTATTGGAATCAACAATATCCCAATATTTGTTATCATTAAAATTATAAACAAAAGCTTTTCCAAACAAAATTGGAGGAGGCTGATGAGAAATATTAGGCCTCCAAGCTTCCTGAAGAGTGACAGAATCAGCCCTATCTCTATAATAATAAGAAACAGAATTATCCTTTAAATCGGAAGGAATCCATGAACCAGCGGCAAGTTTATGCGGACTTAACCTATGAATATTCCCATTTTTAATTAAAAGTTCTGGACAATCATTATAATGGCATAAAACATTTGATAAGAATTCCATATGATCAGAAGTTCTCATATCAAATAGAAACAATTCTAACCAAACTTCTTTAAGACTATCATAGATAAAAAGTTGAGTAGGATAATTCATTTTCTTTTAATTAAAATTCGTTCTTCTTTAGATATAGGATTAATTTGGCAACCTTTTATTTCAAATCGTTCTTTAAAAGCTTTTTGGTTAATATTCAAAATATAAAAATTCCTTATATCTAATCTATATTTTTGATAAATCTTGATTGTTTTTAATGAATATAATGTAGCGTAATTAGCTGACAAAGTGCAAAGACCATCAAATGATTGGCAAGAATAAAAATTAAAACCATCAAATATAATATACTTCTTTTTTAGAAGAGCAGCATGAATAACATTCCACCATTTAATTAAATCAGGATATTTTTCAATTAAAGTTTCCTTTAACCGGCAATAAAATTTATAACCTTGTTGTGCCCTTTTACCCTCAAAAGCCAATTTTCTTTTATATTCTTTAATTCTTTTATTGAGAATTTTAACTCGAAGGTTATTAAATCTAAAATGGAAAGAATCAATTAAAAGAACTGTTTCAGTATCAACCAACGATAAAATACTTTTTCCAGGAAAAGCTTCCTTAAATCGGAGCCAATGATAAATGTAATATTCAACAAGCTTCTCAGGGTTTTCTTTAAGATGATCTTCTATACTCCTTCCTAAAGGCTTAATAAGAGTTTTATATAACTCAACTTGAGAAATCTTGTTCATAATTAAAAATAAAAAAGTTAAGAGAGGGAGATTTAGTTGCTAAAGCCTCCAATAAGAGCCTGATACTCATTTTACCGGTCAACTTTACACATCCTAATCTCTTATAAGAAACCATTAATTTAGGCAAAGTAATCAGTATACCTGCACTAAATGTATTCCTTAATAACAATCCTCAGTCTAGTAAAGGAGCTACCTTTATACTACTATTGGTCTAAACTTTTATTTGTCTTTCACTTAAAAACTATTAGATGTTCATTAATTTATTATACACCTTGAAACCAATAGGTGTTTTGCGATAAATCATCCACAGTAGAGTTTGATTCAAGCTAGGATAAGTTTTCAATAACTGAACTACTTCATGGGCATCTTCATAAATATTGATTTCTTTTAACCTTTTTTGACATTCTTTATAAGGAAGAACTACGAATTGTTCAAATTTTTTACAAACCTCAATCATATTAGGTTTAATATATTCTGCGATCTCATAGTCAAATTGTTTTTCTACAAACTCATAAAACTGCTTTTGAACTTGTTCAGCTTCAAAAGTTTCCGGATTGAGATAACCATGTTCATACATCGCTTCAGCTACTTTGAGTATAGAACTTAAGGTAGATTTCATCCGATGCAAAGTACAATACCAATCTGATTTTATCTTTTTAAGAAGCTGTCCATTATTAAAATAAACAACAACTCCTTCAGCCGAAGTCCAGGATTTAATCTTTTCATTTAAATCAATGTAAGATTTAATATCCGGATATTCATATTGCCTTGGCCGTTTAAATTTATATGTATGAGCAATCGAGTTTAATTCTTTCTGAGTGGCATAAGAGTAATCTTTATGATTAACCTTTCCAATCAGGAATAAATCAGGATTATCATACTTGAGAACAATCTGATTCGTTGGGGTTACCCATTCAAAAATCAAAGAAAAATCTGCAGTTTCGTAAGATTTAAAATATAATTCAATCTTGTACTGTTCCAATAAAGGATTAAGTTCGGAAGCATTTTTCTGTTGATATGCAGAAATAGTACCTCTGGTTCGAACAATAAGTTTTCCTTTATATTTTGAAACAATCAGACATGAACCATCTAACTTTTCGGTTAGAACAAAATCTTTATCATAGTATGGTGCAACTGGTTCAAAAGCTGGCTGTTCATTAAAATTCATGAACTTTCTAAATCCCAATGAAACTGGGAATCCATCAGAAACCCGCCAAATAGAAGAACGATAAATCTTATTTAAATCAGTAAATTTGGCAGAAATCAAAGGCGTAATCAGAACACAAAGGTCTCCAGCAATTTCTACTTCTTTAAAAGAAAATTCTTCTTCGGATTCTTTAAACCACTGATACTTCATACTTCCAACTAATTATTCCATTTTTATGACAGACAGAAATTACTTCAATTTTAAATGAACAAGTATAAGTTATTTTAGTATTATCTTTAGATGACTCAACTGACAAATGAGAAATCAAATCTTTATGAGGCATATCAAGAGAAACATAACTATTATCTCTTATATCAACAGCCTCCCAATGAACCCGGAATTCATTCCAATAAAGAAGGAACATAATTAGAATCCAGCTGGAACGCAGCCATTCTTAACCTGGAGGCTGCCGCCGGGAGTTTTAGTAATAGTAAATGTTCCAGAACGAGAAGGACATTTATAAATTACATAGGCCTCATTTTCAGAAGAAGAAATTGCAAGAGGCTGAGAAAGCTCATTTTCTCGAGGAATAGCCAAACCGATTGCATTACCAGTCTTGGTGTCCTTAGCTTCCCAACGATTTGATGAACGATTCCAATGTACGATAATCATAATTTTAATTTCTAATTGTTAAATGTTATACTTTTATATTATTAAAACTCTTAATTTTTAGAGGTGTTCTTTACTTTTTCTAAATAAGCCTCAATTTTCAAAACTTCTTTATATGAAAATGATTTATCTTTACACTTAGGGCAAATATGTGTTAATACATCTGGAACAGTAATAACTTGGCCTTTTTTGTTGGTGAAAACAAAATCTTCAATAACTTTTTGATAATATGCTTTATCACAATTAAAGCATAGAATCTTCTCGTCTGGGACAATATTGCTCATAATATGTCATTGAAAGTTCATTAAGACAAATACATTTACAATTTTTAAAATCAAAACTTTCATCTACATGATAATGTCCAAAGAACCAGAATTTTGGTTGGTAAATATCAAAGATCTTATTAATTATTAGCTGTTCTTCTTGAAGGTCATTACGCAAGTCAGCATCCTGCAAATACCAATAATCGAGGCGATTATTAGAACACTTAGGAGGTAAGGGACCGCAATGGCTAAGAATACCATGAAGTCCTTTATTTTTAATAATATCTTTTTCAAGTTCATTATATTTGGGAAAACTAATATTTTCATCAGCCCAGTAAGATCTTTCTATATCTCTAAAACATCTATCAATAGATGTCCCTCCTCCTATACACATGAAAAGATCATCATTTAATAGAAGCAGTTGATGATCTTTCAAATGAATAATATTCTCATATTCTTCATCAATTAAATCATCTTTCCAATGAGAAGGGTTGTCATGATTTCCTCGAAGCAAATAAGCTTTACAATTAAGCTTTTTTAATTCATCATTAAGCCAGCCATAGTCAAAAGCATAATTATTATCATTAAAACCTACTCCAATATCTCCAAGAAGAATCAAATGGGCATCAGCGATATTAAGATCTTTTATCTTTTCAACCAGCTGAAACTTTTTACCATGAATATCTCCAATGAGATAAATGTCACCTTCAATCTCAAGCATATTCAAAATCAGGTTTAATTGTGCAAGTATTAAATCTATTCTTCATCCTTTGCATGGTTTCTTTTGGAATATCATGAATAGACCCATACTGAGTTGTCATCTTAATTACAAATACTTTTACATTATATTGCTTGGCTGCTAGAAAATAAGCTTTAAACTCTTTATCTGCAAGAAAAGTATTAGAACAAATACAGCTATGACCAGCTTTCAACCTAGAAAATGTCCTAGCTTGGCAAAAAATATGGGCGCTATGAAGATATTTTGGATTAAAATTATAATTTCCATCTTTATCTTCAAAATATTGGTCCGCTTCAAAATAAGGAATATTAAACTGACTCGAAACCTCCTTCGCCAAAGTCGTTTTGCCAGAACCCGGTAATCCCTGAATGATTATCAGACAAGGTGCCTTCGTTGTCAGGATCATCTTTAAAATGTTCTTCAGCTTTTCGTTTTGCATGGAGTTGTAAGTCATTATATTTTTCTTTTTTCCTTAAAATATCAAGGCACTCTTCCAAAGTAAAATAAATTCGATTCTTTAACTTCAACGCATTGTCAACTCCACAATCAAAAATTTTGCCAAATGAAGAATCATCTGCATTTAAATGAGGACTGCCCCCATGACAGTGCCCGCAAAGAACTCCCAAAGCGGCATGATCCCAATCCATAATTGGAAAATGAGAAAGCCAGACATAACATTTCTTGGAAATTCTCAATGGAATATTAGAACCTAAAAGGGCAAGATTTTCATATTCATTATTACTGGTACCGCCAAAAATAGTATTCAATCCGGAACAGTGGTTACCAGTTAATGTATAAATCTTTTTAAATGGAAAAGTAGAAAATATTTTAATAATATCCGCAGAAGCATCATTAAAGATATTATCTCCTAGAGAAATCAAATAAGAATCTTTATTATTGATGGCAAGATTATATAATTGGTCCAGACAATAATCAGTGTATTCAGCACAAGAGTTAAATCCTCTTGCCCCGTAAAGAAATTCTTTGTCATGATTCAAATGAAGATCAGAAACAATAAAAATATTCTTATCATTCAATTCTTTAATCAACGGGCCAATGATATTATGTCTCAGAATCATATTTTTTATTTTCTTCTTCTAGCTGTCTTTTGATAACTGGATCGCCTAGCCAGTATATAAAATATTCTTTATCATCCTGAGATTGAATCCAAAGATACTCAAGGCTCTGTCCTACCACAGTGTTGATTTTTAAGGAATCTTTCATGCTGTAAGACTTAATGTGTTGATGTTACCATCAAGACAATGGGTGAAGCCCCACCCTCTACACCTTGGTCGGAGACCGACATCGGGTGCTTCTTTTCTATATCGATTTTAATTGGATTAAACATTGATTTGTGAGGTGAGAATGTTTTGCCGAGACCTCTACGCAGTATGTTAGCGGCACCATTGATGTCGGCGTTTAACATGCATCCAACAGAGCTTACAAACAACCCACGTTTCTTTCTCTTACCCATATATTCATCATAGTGACAAATATCCTCGTCGTCAAGGAATGAGCATTTGGAGGTGTGAGACTCATTGTGAGTTTCCACATTGATACCGGCTTCACTTGCTTTGTAAGACAACATCCAAATGAGTTGAGAATGTGGAATGCTCACAAAGTTCTGATTGTTTCGTTTACCAATGTTTACTTCCTGCTTCCATCCATCATTATGACCGATAAAGCAGTTTCCGATTTTGTTTTCTACCATCAAATCAACCACTGAACGACTAGCCTTGTGCATATAATCTTTTGTTTTGTTATTGCGCTTTCTAGTAAGTCTCCTGAGTTTCTTTGATGTATTCATATCTCTCTCAGCCAACTTAGATACAATTTCAGCGTAAGTCTTGTTATAATATTGGTTGATGCTCTTTAATGGTCTGCCATTAACAAGGTGGGATATAGACCCCTCGTTTGAAGTTACAGCCATTAAGTTATCAATACCAATATCTATCCCTACTGCTTTGTTGTAGTCTAAGTCAACCGGAGAAATCTTTGTTTTGTAGAAGATTTGTATCTCTATACATCCTTGCTTTGGCACAAGACGAAGCTCTTGCAAGGAGGTGAGCTTCGTTTTAATTGAAAGCTTAAAGTCCTTGCGAATGTTTATCGTTCCGTCTTTCTGGATTTTCGCGTCATTATAAGAGAAGGCAACGGAAAATAACTTATCGCCATTTGCTTCTTTCTTATACCTGGGCATCCTTGGTTTCCCAGTGAATTTCTGTGGATTCTTCTTGTATGAGTTAAGAGACCTGAACCAAGTAGAGAATGATTCGGCACACTTCTTCACAGTTTGTGCTGCTTCGTTATCCTTTAACAACGATCTAAAATCTTTGTCGTTTAACTTCCTCATTCTGGTGATTAGGTCAAACACAGAGATAAATTTCTCTTTCCTGATTATGTCTGTGTATTCAGGAATGTTCTCGTGTTTGCCACTAAACGCTTGGCGGAGAATGTATAACGTTCTATTGTAAAGAGATGTATTCAGAGAGCATTCTTGCACAGCCCAACCATAGAAGGATGTCCCTTCTTTTATCTGGTGCGTTTCAACTCTGATTGCCTCTTCTTGCATTCGCTGTTGTATATATTATACCATAGGTTTATCAGAAATCAACACTGTGGTAGGACAGAGCCTAAATGTATCTTAACCGTCTCTGTATTCATGAACACCCATTCTCCACTCGGGATTTTCAATAAAATCTAAAACGTTATCTAAATCTGCATAAAAATCATTATCAAAAATGATTTCATCATCATATCCATCAGAATATATTGGACGTTGAATATAGAATTTTTCATTCGAATAATTTAAATTAAGAATATATCCAGACCTAAGTTCTAGACGTCGAATAATTTCTTTATAAGTTTCATTCTCTTGAACCTCGGCATAAGAAATATATCTGTCATAATCTTCCTGATTCTGCCAAAAAGCCGGAATACCTGATAAAACTAAAGCAAGTTTGTTATCTGGGCTAACATCCCCAGTTTCATCAATCCACCAGTCAAAATCAATATTGACAACCTTATCTTTATCGGCTTTGGAACGAGCCCAACCTTTAAAAGATATTCTTTCAGACTTAATAGGGCAAGTATAAGAATGAACAGAAGATGAATTAGTTTCAAATACTCCAGAACGAGTTACAATTTTCATAATTTAGCAAGAATAATATTCCGTTCTAATAATCATGGACCGATCAAGAAGGAATAGTTTAATAAGATTTTTTAAATTGGTATAAGTTGTACAATGTTTATCAAATAATTCAGGAAAGATAAATGGATTTTCTCCATAACAACCATTATTGATAGGAATCCACCCTAGTATTTCAGTAGGATTTTCTGGTTCTTTGAACATTTCACCTAGTTCAAATCCATTATCACCGTATTCCTGTTGATAAATTTCTTTAATATCTTTTTGGAATTGAATAAAATCAGAATGATTAATCAATTTATCATAATTTAAACAAAATGATACATCAACTTCATAGTAATCACTGAAATCATTAGTACTCCATTTGTCTAATTTATTTTGATCATGTTTATTATAAATACAATCTTGATAAAAAGGATAATAAGACTGGCAAAGAGCTAAAAACTTATCAGAAAATGTCCATATTCCTTCAAATTCAGAATAATTAAATTGAATTTCTTTATCTAAAGAACTGACTTTTCCAAAGAAAAATTCCCAGCCCGGAACTCTTCCTACTTGACATGTATGAGAAAGAACATGTTCTGAAGAACTATTCGTTTCAAATACACAATTACGAATTACTTGTTTCATTTTAACTTATTCTGAACCAGGCTTTATAACCAGGATAATTCTGAAGGCGCTTAGAAATAGTTGTAGTATCGCATTCAAAAATATTTGCAACTTCAGCTTGAGAAAAACCCATGTAATTCAAAGTTGCTGCAACTTCAACCATACGAGGTGTAACAACTACTTTACTTTTACGTCCTCCGTCAAGTAGTTTATTTGTTCGATTATTAACAGAACTAATTTCTACTTTAGTTTTACCTTTAAGCATATTAGCCTGATTTTTATTAAATCGAAATATATTTGTAACTACTTCAACAGGAAGTATTTCAGAAAGATTCTTAGCAGCTTGGATGTCTTCTTTATAAATTCTAGCCATTTTATAAATTAATTTATATTCAATTTAATTGAAATTAATATCTTAAGATTAAAAGGTGCTTAAATTAATTCCAGTTATTATCATTATCAATCATAATTACATAATGATGTCTTAAGAAATCGACATAATCAATCCCTTCTCTATCCAATAAATTACTTGATTGATGATCAATTGTAGAAGGTTCAAAAGATTCTTTAATATATATTTCAAAATTATTGCCAAAAGCATTATGAACTACTTCAGAAAAATGTTCTATTGAATACTCATTGACTATAAAATAAACATATAGATAATTTAATTTTTGTTGAAGTGATTTAATATCATTGCCTACCCATCCGTAAGATCGAGGATATATGTACAATTTCTCATCTTTTAATAGTTTATTAAATTCTTCGTCAACAGAAATATTTTGATTATCTTGTGCCAAAGATAGCGTATGGCATGAAGATGAATTTGTTTCAAATATATTTTTTCTAATTTTCTTTTTCATTGTAAATTACTTTAAGAGGATCTACATGATTAACTTTTACAATTCTCCATTTGGAACCATCCCAAAAATAATGGTAATCATCAAAATATTCTCCAAGATATTTCATATAAACATCTTCCATTGAAGCATGCTCATGAGCCTTGATATTATTCCATTCTTCACCTGGACGATTACAATAAAACCTTGAAGCATTTTTATCGTCAGTCTCTTCACCTTTATAAGGAGAATCATAATTTTTATCCCAAATGGCAAGACCGACGGGTTGATTCAAAAAAGAAACATCACCATGGTTTACAATCCAGTCAGCCAGCTCCTGACTATTAAAATATGTTCTAAGCTGATTAAAAAGCCAGTCCGGATAACCGTCAGAATGATTATAAACAGAACGATAAATTCCATCCGTTCCCAATACTGTAATACAAGCAGAAGTAGACATTTTAGTTTTTAATTTTGTTAAAGATTTCTTCAATAGACTTATAATCATTTAAGTTATATCGATCAACCGATGTAGAATTTTTTGCAAATTCTTCCTTTACCAGATCAATATACATAGTAAAACTGCCGTCATCGCCCATATAATGGGCTTTCCAATCTTCTGGAGAAACATACTTTTTAATATTAAGTTGTTCAAGTGCAAGATTATCAAATGATAGAACCTTAAAAGACTCTAAATATTCTGGTATTTTTGCTTCAAGTTCGGCAATCTTTTTACGAATAGTCGCACCATGACAATTAATAAAATCTTTTCCCCGTCGAATTGATTTATATCCAAGAATAAGAACCTTTAATTCTTTTGAGACCAAAGGTTCAAGATTATGAATACCGGCAATAGTATGAATTACTGCATTTTCAGGAATATAAAGAGATTTAATTACTTTCTTGAGGTAATCAACAGAACCATTATAAGAAATACCTACGCCATAAACAAGCTTTTCCTTTTGCCATTGGCGAACTTTATTAAGGTTTTCTTCAATTTCAATATGATGCTGGTTAACTGTAATATTTGAAATTACTCCAAGATCTTTTAAACGAATAAGAAATTCTTCAAAATCAGGATGTTCAAAAATATTGCCTCCACCGATAGCAATTTCCTGTCCTGGATGAAGCATAGACAAAATTGGATGATTGATATTTCCATGAAGTCCGTCGACTACTGAATTTTCATGACAGAAAGCGCAACCCATATCGCATTTGTTAGTGATTTTGCAATCAATATTCTCTGGGAATTGCGCAATAAATTCATCATCTTCAGTAGTTCTGACCTTAGTACCATCTGAATAAATTTTTACATCATAATTTCCGTTCTGATACAAGTGAAGAAGGGGAGGTTCTGGAATTTTATAAATCTTCATTATATTCTTTGAGTAAATGAAATCATTGAAATTAACCGAGCTTAAGCAATAGGTTTTTTGAGACGAATTCTTAAACATGATTAACATCATCGATATTGGTATTATCTTAATAATACCTTTACTCTCAACTCCTGAAGGTGTTTAGACATATAATTTAAATTAATTTTTATAAATT